AAAAAGCGCTCAATTTAGAGCGGTTGTTGCTTATATAAATCAGTAGGTTAAATAAAATTGCTACACTTTTGTTGCACTATTTTTTAAAACTGCATTTGTCTTGTTTTACGTATTTTTAAACCACATTCAAAATTATTTTAAATCTACTTTAATGGGAAGTTCCCAACGGCGTCTATTAAATGTCACGGTTCCATCAATGTTTATTTGTAATTGATTGCCGTTGTAGTCGAAAACCTTTAGGACTTTACCGCCTTTGTTTACCTCAGCAAGCAAATTACACGAATGCTCAAGCTTTCCAACTTCTGTGACCATAATCATTAATTGCTGCATGAAAAACCTCGAGAGAATACAGTTGAGAATAATTTTGCTCAAAATGTGCAATTATCCAGATTATTGAGCAAATAATTGCACATTAATAAAGGCTCTTACTCAAGAGCCTTCACAATCGCACCGTGCCTTGCTTTACAGTCATTATATTTTGCAACTGTATCAACTGACCAGATCATTAAATCTTTTCCAGTTGTACCCTTAATTTCACTTAAATTAGGGCATGGCTGAATGAGATTAGCTGGTATTGCCGGCTTTAATGAGTTCATTGAGTTGTTGCAGCCCGTCATCATCAATACAGCTAGACTTATAAACAGGACGCTCCACGATCTTTTGCACTTCACGCTCAATATATTCGACTTTGGTGTTTTGCTCTGTTTTGACTTGCTCATAGTCTGCGCTCACTTTATTGATCTGATTTTGCTTTTCTGCAAGAGCTTTCAAATTCTTGCGCTCAATCTCTTGGATCTGCGATTGACACTTTTGTTCAGCTTCTTTTAACTGACCAGTTTTATAATTGAGTACGGCCAAAGATATGGCCAATAAAAAAGCGAGAAACACAATAATGATTTCTCGCCAATATTTAGCAGCAAATACAATCCACATCACTGCGCTCCTATACATTTTGCGTGTCGTTCAAGCTGTCTGGTCCAAACTCCATAGCAGCCGTTAGAACGAATCGAACAATCACGTTTTGCAACATATTTCCATTTCAATAACGATTCGCATGCTGCCTTATAATTCCCTATCTTTAGATTTTTCAGCATTGATGAGCCAGACCATGCGCCAATCCCGTATTGATACGTGAAATCAAGGTATAGGTCGTATTCAGTTTGAGAGATGGGGATGTTCAGTAACGTTTTATTAAATGCTTTTGCATCCTTATTCATTGTGAATTTTAGATACTCAAAAGCTTGCTTGCGTGAAATTGCTGGATCCGTCATTTTTACGGCGCGACCATCCGGATAAAATGTTGTACCATTTCCTATAGTCGGACGGTCACCCTTAACCGGAATCGTAGGCTTCGCTGTATATCCCTCTTTTTTGGCCGTTGCTTGTATTTGTTGATCACTGGGTCCATAAATAAAAAAACCGCCCAAAGCGGCGGTTATTGTTGAACCAACAACGAATAACTTAGTCTTGTTTGTCATGATCGTCTTCACCCATCAACTTTTTGTGCAACTCTTCGTCACGCTTATTTTTCTGTCTAGCGTAGTACCAGTTCATTAGGAAACCAGCTAGACCTATGATGATACTGAACCAAAATGCAAGATCGATTGAACCGATCCATGCTGCGACTGCACCTCCCACACTACCCCCATAAGTTGCACCCTTGCCCACTACAATAGCGGTCGATGTATCAATAAATTGCTGGTTATCTGACATACAGAACACCCCATTTCGGATATAAAAAAGCACCCGAATTAGGGTGCTATAAAAAATTAAGCAGCTTGAGTTTTACTGACTAGTTCCAACTCATCTCTTAACGCTGAAATTAGCTTATTTACGGTTGTGATAATATCAATGGTAGGCGCATTGCTTGGTAAATTGGCAATATGAGGTACACGGCCAGTAAGCTTTAATGCCCCCTCCTCAAGTATTGTTAAAACTTTACGGCTATTTTGATACAGAGTAGTCGTTCCGTAAGGTTGACCAGCATTAGGGTTAGTGAACGCTAGCTTGAAAATACTTGCTGCATTGTTATCACCTAGCAATCCTCTAAGATCAATATTTGCTGAGCTGTTGCCCGGTATAGTAACCGCAAGGTTATCTTGATCTTTCAAGTTAATATCAACCCGTTCATACGGCTTAATTGTGTTTATGCCCAACTTTCCGAAACCAAACTCAGTACCGTCACTTTTATCCATAATTATGGTTGGGATACGAGTTCCAACACCAAAAGCAAGTGAATCTGGCAAGGCATTAATTAAAGGCCATGCTTCATCAATACCGCTACCAATTGTTTTAGAATTATTGTATGAGATAACGTTTCTACCCATAGCAATCGATGCTACACCACTAGCTTGACAGTTATACCCCTTTGCCATTGCTGAATTGCCATCATTGACTAATCCCGGTCCGCCATTCGTATTTGGGTGTCCAGCAACGCTAGGAGATGCATAACATAAATGTCCTGTAGCTTCGCTGTGAATTGCATTAGCAAATACTCTCTCACCGAATGCGTGACTAATACGCCCTTGTGCAACTGCGTTTTTCCCCCAAACAATAGAGCAATAACCATATATTGCATTGGCTGAGCCTACTGGATCGTCTGGATTACCTGTTGCCGTGCCTGCTCCACCAACTAAAGATGCCACCCCATAAGCAACACAGTCATGCCCGTAACCCGTAGATAAGTAAGCAAACGGTACGTTATTACGACCAAATGCAACACCCCCGACAGGGATATTGGAGTCATCCCAAGCATTCTGATTGTTTAAACCACGGAAGTTATTTAAATCATCATCTAAATGAGTCGGATCATTTATGCCGTAAAGCATACTTGCTTTAAGTGGGTTTAATCTAAAGCGAACAGGTGACCCAAGAACTGGTTGATAATCTCTAGATTGTGCAACAAATGACTGTAAATCAACTTGAGTTACACCTTGATAAACAATCCACTTTCCTGCGTTTACATCATTTTGGAAGTTTGAACTTGAAGTATGATCAATAAGACAGATGTAAGTAATATTTTGGGAAAATACTAAATCTTTTACCTGATACTGAGTTGAAGACTCCCAATCACCACGCAATGACAAAGCATAATAACGAGTCTTAAAATCATTAACCGCGGTATTAAATTTTTCTTCACCCTCACCAGCAACCATAGGAAGTGATTTAAAAGGTTTCCCATAGCGCGGAATAATTATTCCATAAATATTTGGAGCTTTACCTGTATCTGCAATGTCTCTCTCCAAATTCTGGAAAGTCTGTGGTGTTAATGGCATAAATTTTCTCCAAAAAAAATCCCCGCGCAGGCGGGGATTAATAGGACCAATAGTTAAATTAGATTATTTTTTATATCACTATCATTTTGATAGTAACGTTCATCAAGGTTCATGAGAGTTAATTCATTTTCAAAAACACCTGAGCGGCTTTTAGACGTAACTATAAACAGATCATCATTCTGTCGGTCATCAGTAGAAAGTGAGTAAACCGTTTTAACTTCCCCCTGTGTTACTAGTCCCTCTACTGGTGGACGTGCAAGGACAAATTCAAAATCACTCTGCCCTTGTGTCACCGGGATAATGTCTATGTAACCACTCTTGAGTTGCAAATGGATCACAAAAGAATGTTCGGTAGATAACTTGCAAGGTTGCGACCCTGTGATAGTTAATCCATTCCAAGCAAGCACCTCACCCGACAATATTGCTTTTGAGGGATCACCAAAGAAAGTTGGTGCGAGGCGTGTATCATCAACAACTGCAACGGGATCACCATTGCCTACAAGTTCACCCTCAGCAAAACATGAGAACCTGCAATTAATAGCCTGAAATTGAATTTTGTTCCAAGCACGCCATCCAACAATGTGCGCTTGTTGCTTATATACAATTCCGTACCCATCTATTTTTTTAGGGTTGGTAATCTGGTCATTTGGGATCTTTAAAGTCTTTTCTATCCACCCCGCTTCACTATCGACATATGTTATTTCAATACCGTCATAGTTATTTTCGGGCTTAGTTCTGTAGGTTCGCACCTCTGTTTGTTTCTTCTTATTACGATGATTAAACAAAAGAAATGGCTCGCGCCCTGCACGTTCAAGCTCGAAATAAATTTGACGGTTTAAACGGCGATCATTACAGCAAGAAACACCAGCCAACATTCTAAGAATTTCTTCAAACGACTGGTTTTTATCGTCAATTGTGTAATTAAATTCGGCCATCTTTTCAGAACCAAAATAATTGACAACTTCATCAAAAACTGAATAGATTTTTTCGACATTAAGCTCATTTAGAGATCGGCGGCCAATACGTTTATGTAAAGCCAATTCAATCACTAAGTCAGCAATATTTCTCGATGCAATTCTATTTTCTGATTTAGTACCGTTTCGATATGAATAGACAAGACTTTCGGCGATACAGTTTGTCATGCGGCTATCAATTGCCGTTGCTGTTCGTGTGGCTTGTGTACGCTGACGAACTAATATGCGATTGTCATAAACAAGTTTATCCAAATAATGATAGGCATAAGCTGTATAAAATTTGGTTTCGTCTATAAGGTCTGCTGAATCGCCATTATCGTTAATACGGCGAGCACGGAAACGCACAGCACCCGTGAATGGCAATGTAATCCACATTGAACCGCCAACACTATCGCGGTTATTCGCTTTACCATTCAGGCGTATTGTTTGGTTAAAAACATTGCCTGTTGGGTTTCCGTTTACTACCTGCTGAAATTCAACATAAATATCAACAAACTTAGCATTAGACCCTTGATAAATACCATTAAGAGCTTGGAAGTTGAGCAGCAACCCGGTAGCTTTTGCTGATTCAATCGTAAACCAGCCGATATAGTTTTCTTGACTACCTCTTAGCTTAATTGTTCCGACACCTGTTTTTTGATCTGTTAAATCTGCAAGCTTATTCCAATCATCATTTACAGCACTTGGGGTTGCCAAAGTGATTTGCTTATTTGCTGTATCAACACCAGTTACTACGTAATTGCCATCCAAGAAAATATTTGATGTGTTTGCAGTAAGATTTGCTGAAATATTAGCGGTCAGAACTTCAGTAAGATTCGCAAAGTTTGAATTGGTTGATACTGGGTTTTTTAAGTGAATCGTATAAACACCAGATACATAAGTAATAGAGTCAATATCATACAAACCTGCAAGATCTAGCTGCCCATTAACTGGATCAGTTACCAACAAGGAAGTGACATTAATCTTGCGGTAATTTTGATAATCAACAACTGTCTGATTTGAAGCAATGGCAAAAGTATTATTGGTATTGTCTACATCAACTTGACCAGTAATAACCAAGTCATTAATACCGAAGTTTGCCCCACTTATAATAAGAGAGTCATTTATATCAAATGCATTAAACTTATCTGCTGTTCCTTGGTCATTGGCCTTAATTAGATTCGGATATTGAAAGTAAATGTCGCCAGCTTCAATTCGTGTGCTATTTGGCGGCAAAAGTGTTTGACCGTTAGTTGATGCATTCTGACGTGCAATAACGGGTGGCTGGTCAAAAGTGTCACCCCATTTAAATATAGTGTTACTCCCTACGATTGATTGATTATGCCCGTAGACAGAAACACTTGTACCTGGTATCTCTTGAATCGGTGTATCACCTGATTTGAAGTTTGAAACTTGAACAGGATTTTCACAAATACACATTAAAGATTCTTCAACCTCTACCCCGTCTTTAAAATATTTAACAACTGGTGCAAAGAGATCCGGCACGGCTTTAACGCGACCCAAAATGAACGGAATTCGTTGTTTTAATCTTTGTTTGTTCTCTGGATCAGATAAGTTGTTATTGCTAGAACCTGTAGACGTTCCACTACCAGCATTAGGTTTTGGCACTTTAACTAAAGCAGAAACAGCAGAACCAAGAACTTTAGTGGCTACCCAAGTAACAAATGATGAAAGCTCACCAGGGTGGCAAACAATACTACATTCATCTGCAATTTCGGTTAATCGCGCAATTGATGCCTTATCTTTTAAAGTTGGCGTTATGTCGTTTTCAGGGCAAGGATTACCAAGGTATATTTTTGCTTGAGGGAATTGTTTTTTAACCTTTAAAAACTCATACAGAATATTATCTGTATCGATTACATCAACCTCATTCTTGTTGAGTGAGTTCTGGTAAAGATAAATTTGGCTCATAATATCGAATCCGACTAAAAATACTATTCGCCTGCTCTACAGTGATTCTCTGCGGCCCGCGTTCGATCAAATGGAAAATTCGACCCTGAAAAAAAAGCCCCACGTGGGAGCTTTGATCTAGGTAAGTCATTAAGACAATGCAGCCGTCTTTCGGCTTTTTGATGTGCTTGTTTCTGTGAACTGTATTACGTGATGTTTTTATTGATTCCTGTAATGGTCCAGTTAAGCCCAAGAAACACGGCGTGTAATCTTTCTCAAATATGACCTTTGCTGCCAAAATGACAAAATGAACACAATGAAATTTTTCAGGATCATAAACACAGTAAAAAAGCTGCCGAATGGTCATGAGTAAAAACCCTCTAAACTAGGATCTGTACTGGCAGAATAAATCTCACCATTACCAGAATCATTCAATCCCGGTGCTTGAGCTTCAAAGCTAGTGCCTTTCCAATTACGTGTAATGATAGCTATTTCAAGATCTTTTACGATGAAACAAGGCTTTTCATATTTACCAATAATGTAAGATCGATAATTTAGAGTCGGTGATACCCTTGTTTCATCCTTAAAAATCAAATCAATAAGCTCTGGAATTTCTGAACCCAAATCACCAATTGCTGCTGTAATTTTCTGGTCTAAATTTTCCTCTTCATTTCCACGGGTAATGTTAAGAGGAGCATAAGAATAGGTATAAGTTTGCCCATCCTCATGCGTTAGATCCATTGGCTCGCTACCATTCACTATATAGCGAAGCACTCGCGGCCAGTTTGGGTGAGATATCTCTATACATTCCATTAATCCGACTGGCCCAGATGACTGATCTAGAACTGCCAACATTTCATCAGTAATAACCATTATTGGACCCCTGTTGCATTTGGGAACCATTCGTTAGGTACTTTTTCAATTGTGAAAATAACTGTAGGTCCACCATTCTGCCAAGCATCAATGATATTTCTATCGTTTGCGGCATCACGATAGATAGGTTTTATTCTTACCTGAAAACTGATTTGGATAATCTTTCCCTCACGTAGCGCTTCACGTGGTTTTGAATCGGCTATAAATCTGCACTCACACTCTTCAAGCGTCCCGTTGTCTAATGCAAGCTTCCATAGCCAGTTGGCTGGGTAGCGCTGTTTATCACGCCAGAAAGCCCAAAAATATTCCTTTTCATTTTCGTTATTCAATGAAATAGAAACATCAGCAGTGTGCCAAGCCCCAACAAAAAAGGGGACCTGTCGCGGCGGCCCACCTTCTGTTTCTTGCTCTCGCAAATTGCTGCCCGGTGTAAAGTCATACCCCTTTAACAACGGGCAGAGCATGAACTTATCCAATTTTTACCCCCTGTTTCTTGAGATATTGAAACTTTCCTGCATTGCTTGGCTGTACTTACTGTTTGGGTTGTATACATCATCAATAGTCACATACACCTTCCCGTCATCACCAACATTCGTTTCAACATTTGCTTTACTGTTGTTGTAAACCACAACTTGAGGCCCACTATCTTTTTGATTGTTCAAATAGTTAGTAAGATCTTTGTTCTGGTTAGGGTTCAATACACGTTCACCACCATCAAGCAACCAAGTCCCCTCTTTGGGCACACTATCAATACCATTGTGCGCCATACCTGTAAGGTTTACAGATTTGATCTGAGCTGCTTGTGCAACTTGTACTGCTACAGCAGCACCAGCCAAAACAGGTGCAATGTATGGCCCGATCATTGGGATTAATGAAGCAGATGTATAAACGTTTGAGTAAGTATGTGGTGCATTCATAATTGCTTGAGCAACTGCAAATGCTTTAGACATGGCAAACATGGCTTTATAGCCTGCCGATTGTTCACCAAGTAAGCCACCCATTAAGTCTGCCATCCCTCCAAGCGTTTCACTGGCAGCCTGTAGTCCCATTGATGCTTTTTTACGGTTATAGTCCTGATCAATCAAAATCATTCGGTCAGTATGCTGCTGCCATAGAGATTCACGTTGCTCTGCAATTGACTCTAAGTCAGCATTTGGGTCCTGCTCTTGTTGATCAAGCACAGCTGACTGTGAATCAAAGACCGCAAATGATTCTTCATATCTGCTGCTTTTCTCTTGCTGCAATCCATATAAAGGCGAAAACCCAGCCATATCTGCAAAGTTGCTATTCCACTTTTCAGCCGCCTGAGCTGCAGTTTCAGTAGCACTTATGAGCTTCTGATTCTGTGCTGCACGATATTCCTCTAAATCTTTTTGATAAGCCTTCGCTTGAAGATTTAAAAAAACTTCGGCAGCAACTGGATCATTAGCATATGCCAACTTGATTTGTTTAATTGCTTCGGCATTATCCAATGCTAGTTTTTGTTCAGGGGTTGCGTATTTAGCAGTGATAGCAAGCTGCTGTTTTTGTCGCTCTTCCTGAATTCTTGTGGCTTCATCATTTGCTTTCTGAACGATCTCAAGCTCTGCGTTTGCATCTTTTAATGCATCTGCTGTGCCTTTGTAGCCAAGCACAGAAACATGAATATGCCCAGCTGTTGCACGTTTTGATGGATTTCTATATTCATCAAGAACCTTAACAACAAAGCCATATCTTTTAGCCATCTGCTCGAGCTGAGAGACTGCTTCACTTGACTTTTTCGCATCATCTAGCGTGAAGTCAAATGCATTACCAGTAGCGTGCTTGCTATTTGTACCTTTGTGATAAAGGTCATTGAATGCGGTAAATCTATTCAGACCCTTGCCTAATGCTGACTGTGTTAGTTGAGCAAAGTTTGCTGTGTATGCTCTAACCTGACCACCAGCAATAGATTCTGCACCTTTGATCCGTAAACCACTTAAAGCAGATGCCCCAACCATTTTATTAAGATCTTGCTGCGCTTTAGCAGCCTTAGCTGCTGCCTTTGCTTGCTCCTCTTTGGCTTTGGCATTTTCTTTAGCTGTTTCGGTGTCTGTAATGGTACTTTTTGAATTGGCTAAATTTGCCTGATTGACTTTTAACTGTGCAGCAGATAAGCCAGTTAAAGCAGGCATAGTTCCTGTTTTAACATTGCTTACAAAGGTCATCATGCTGGTGATGGTCTTGTCAATTCCAGAAGCGGTATCAACCCAAATCGCTTTCCCTTCACTAAAACCAGATTTAAGGACGTTAATTTGTTCTTTGATCGTGGTAGCAGCGTCTAGCCTTGCAGCAACATTGCCCACATGGTCAATTAGGCTTGCAAAACCACTAATTGACTGAATAACCACTGATACCGCACTTGCAACTCCAACAATAGCAATGCCGACTACTTTAGCAACCGTACCAACGGCGCTAAGAACAGTTCCAAAGCTTCCGCTTTTTACAGCGCCATCTACAAAATATTGAATCAAATTACTCAAGACAGGAGTCATCTGACTCGCTAGCTGGTTTTTGAATCCCTGAAATTGTGTGCCTAATGCTTGAGTTTGAGCATTTAAAACAAGTGATTTATCAATACTCTCTTGCGTGCGAACAACGCCAGCTTCGCGCAACTGAGCGCCATACTCTTTAATTAATTCAGAGTTGTTTGCAAATAATGGAGCTAGATCACCCAAATCACTCGCTAACGACTCTAGCACAAAGCGCTTTTCAGCTGCAGTTGCTCCCATGTCATCAAGCTTTGTGGTGATTTGGCCTAATGCATCTACCGTGTCCATTGTTGATAGTTTTTTGGCAAACTCATCAATTTCTTTTGCTGACATCTTGGTGTTGTTGGCTAGCATTTCAAAAAAGTCCTTTGCGCCACCACCTTTTGTTGATGTGTATTCGCCAAGCTTTTCTGAGGTGTCGGCTAAAATATCACTTAGCTTTTCCTGCTCAACACCAAATGCACTTGCTGCCCCCGCCACAATCTGGAAGTTTTCAGCAGAAGTTACCGCTCTACGTGATAACTGGTTAAGTTGAGCATCGGCTTTTGCTAGCTCAATCGCCATTTGACCTAGCGCACCAGCTGCCAAAACTGTACCACCTACTGCCATACCAGCTAACGCAGCACCAGCTACCAAGACACCACCACGCAAAGCACCTAATTTGCCAGTAATACCCTCAATTGCGGAACCAATTTGAGTACCACCAATTGCATCTTGTATCTGATCACCAAAGCTTTTAAAAGACTTCTTTATGTTGTCAGAAGCTTCTTTTGCCTTTCTTTCTGCCTGACTCATTCCCTCAACAAATGAACCAACTTTCGCAACCAGATCAAGTGTTAAACGACCTAATGAACCAGCAGCCATTTAATTTTCTCCCGGCAATAAAAAACCCCGCTTAAAGCAGGGTTTTATATAAATCTAAGTATTTTTAAGGGGTGTTTTCCCAGTTGCGTTTGTCACACGCCTCTCTATCCCTTAATTTTGAATCAATACACTTCTGAGCGTGCTTAAAATACGGCGCCCCCGTGATATCACCTGTGTAGGCAGGACAACCCATATCGCGGCTTTGTTGCATGAACAAGCTTATTTCATTTTGATACTGCGGAATCTTTCTGGACTTAACAAACATCATCCCATCGACCGACTTAGCTCGTTCAACTTCAAAAACCTTTTCAAAGGCAATTGATTTTGTTTTTTCATCAATTTTTTTCGTAATATCTTCACAATTTACAGGGTTAGCGTGTAAACCTACTGAAAAAAGCGCAGAAATTAAAAATATTACTTTTCTCACATTATCACCATTTGTTTTTCGACATAGACAATCTAACAAACAGTGGGCTCAATGTCATTTATGGATAAGTTGACTTCTTGAAGCCAACTTATTCGTCTGCTAATTGTTCCAGATAGTCGGCCAAACTAAGCTCTTGTTTGTATTCATGAGGCATGAAATTGAGTGCATCTATTTGCTCAGGATTTTTTGAGTGACTCCTGATATAAACTGCTGCCAAATTACCAATTGCTTGCTCAATTCGGCGACCGAGAAAAAGAGAGCCTCGTCTCATACGGTAGGCTTTCCAAATACTAAGCTCTTTTAAGCTTATTTTTTGCTTGGCTTCTTCGATGGTGATTCCGATTGCGAGGGAGAGCTCGCACCAGAATTCGTATTCGTCAAGTTCTTCTTCCGTGACTTTCCCATGAAGTTATTCACTTCATCGGCTACAGCATAAAGCGACTCAATAAAAGGGATTTCAGAATCAAGAACGTCTTGTACGGAACTAAAAAATGGCGTGCCTTTTGCGTCTTCACAAACAGATCCTAGCAAATGACCGGCTTGCATACGCTTAACACTTACCGACTTAAGTTTCGAATCAGCAATATTGTCTTCATTAATTTCCCAGTCATACGCTTTAGAAATCTCATGAAGATCGTTAAAGGATAGTTTTTTAATAAAAACTTGACCTTCAACTTCCGCTTTTTCACCAAGAGTCAATTCGCGTTTGAGTTGAGAGGTAAGAAAATCAATATTATCTTCTGTTACTTCAACAACCCATTTGACTGTTCTTTCAACTGGTGCACCAATTTTAGTGACCTTTTTAAATGCTTTAATATTTACTTTAGCCATTATGGAGTCACCGTGCGTTTAGTACGAGTTACCTTCGAAGTACGGACTAAGGTGTAAGAATACCCAAGCGCTGCATCAACTTCAACATCATTTGGCGCTGCATCATTTAAATAACCCTTAAAAGACCACCACATGCGGTCCTCTGGTAAATCAATACCTGTGGTTGCATCATATGTTGGTGGAGTTTTTGAATGACTAGAGCCAACATACCAATCAAGCTTTTCACCACTTTCTGCAATCTCAGCTAATTTGTCATGACTTGTGTTTGTGTCATCATAGTCAATATCAAAAGCACCTTCACCTGGATCACGCATCCCGCGAATATATTCTTTAGTTTCAGCATCAAGGCAAGTCACATCAATCTTACCAAACGTATCTTGACCAAATCCGATTTTCTTCACACAGACAAAACGGACAACTTGCCCATCGATCACAGTAAATACCTGTGTACCTTGTGTTTTTACATTAGCCATTAAGAGCGCTCCTTAATTTTAGGCATAAAAAAAGCACCCGATTGGGTGCTAAGTGAAAATATGGTTTAAGTTTTATTAGCGGTTTATGATCCAGCTAACGTCAAAAGAATAATGGGGCATCCCCGTTACTTGATCCTTATCTGCTTCGCCATAGCGAACCACATAACAGTCAAGCTCAATTGCATCTCGAATAGCTTTTGCAACCCGATCAACAACATCCTCATCAGTTGCGTATACATCAATTTGAATAATTGCATTATCTGAAACAGGACGTGAATCAAGGTTGCTATTTGAATCACCAGAAATTGTTTGCCATGTCACATATGGCGCTTGTGGATCATCTGGAGCACGTCCAAACTTCCAGACTCGCAAAATTCCATCGCTTTCAAGTAGAGCTTTAACCGCTGGATCTGCTCTGGCTAATTTAAAAATTGGAACATCAATCATTAAGCTGCACCTAAAACCACACTGAGTTCAAAATTAAACACCTGAACAAATTTATCGGTAACTTGTTCAATGTTTTCGTATAAAGCAGGGCGTAAAAATGGAGTAGCAGGCTGTTTACTTGTGCCTAACTCAAGGAATCGCCAGTAAAAGACTCGGCCGTCCGCTTGATATGTTTTTCCAACACGCCCAGAACGTCTATTTTGGGCATTATTTGTATATGGAATACGTGCCCCACCACGCACTCCCACACGCATAACCAAAGTGTTTTTATTTCTACTCCGGCCATTTTGAACCACAATTTCTTTCCAGATTTTTTCTGGAGTGGTAGGATCATCTAAACGTTTAACTTTTTGACGGGCTTCATCCCGAGCAATGTTCATTGCCTGCCGCATCGCTTTACGGGCAATACGTTTGACAGTCTTGTCGTTACCAATTGCCCGCATTTTTCTTAAAGCAGGCTCCAAGCCATGTATTTGAGTAGCCATAAATCACCCATTCCATGCTTTATCACCTGTTGCAAGGTTGATAGTTAAATACTCACGGCGTGAGTCTGGGTCTCGCATTGGGCTCCCATCAATCTTGTAATAGTAACCATCAAAAAGAACCCGCATTGTGCTATCAACTTGTTTTGTAGTGCTGCTATATCGCACTTTTGCACGGGCTTGTATCGAGCTATTGGCTGCTTTGGCTGCAATAACATCTCGAGTTGAAAGATCAGTAACTTCTGCCCAAACTGTTGTGAAATCTAACCATGAAACAATCAATTTACCCGTGTTTTGATCTTGGGTTTGGATGGGCTTTTGAATGGTGATGCGGTGCTTTAGTTTTGGAGTAATGCTGGGCATATTAGACCCCCATTTCTCTAATAGGCTGCAAAATATCCCAATAAGCTTGTGGTTTACCTTCAAGACTTCGGCTGTATTTATATTCAATAAATATTAACCGGGCATTATCTAATTTTTTACAGTCCACAATGTCCGTTTCAGATGTTCGCTCCGACTCGTCCGAAATAATTTTTCGGTCAATATCAGTTGCTATTTCTTCATCTGCTTGGCTAATCCATTCGATAAAGAGTTCATCTTCATCGTTATGATCTACTCGACATTGCAACTTAGCTCGTTCGAGTGTGATCATTTTGAATTATTCCGTCTTGTAGCTGGTTTTGGTGGATCAACTTTTGTTTGGTATTCACGTAAAACTTTATTTTCTACCAAATGCCTTACCACGTTTGGATCTGCGGTTCGAATATCGCCCTCTTTGTAGTCTTTATCTCCAAAGTGTGGGCGTAAAACTTCATATTCTTTCATTTTGGCCTCTCTAAATGGGATGGTGACGAACACCACCCCAAAATGAATTAACCACCCGTAGCAGGAGTATAAGAGCCATATACAAGCGATTTAGGCTTATAAACAGCTAATGCTCCACGGGTTTCAGCAAGTAAGGTACGTTTATTTGATGTGAAATCATCGCCCTGCATACCGATTTGCACAGCAGCACCCCAGCGCTCAAAGTATTGAGCTGCAGTATTGAATGCACCTGTTAAGAATTTACCTGCATCCATTGCAGCGGTTTGAACTACAGGCAAGCCCCATAATGTTGGAACCGCTTGTGATTGCGGATTCCCGATGATGTAGTTGCCGTTTGCATCTTTTTGCGTTTCCATCAACGCCCAGTCAATTGGGTTGAGTACATGGCCGTTTGCAAAGTCATCGGCCAATACAACTTGAAGCATTGCAAAACGCAATACATCAAACATGTTTGGCGTTGCTGGAGCACCTGCAGGCGGAGCATAAGCAGTCGCTTGAGGGATTAAGCCAAGCATATTGCCATTGGTTCCATCACCAGCAAGAATTTGCTTTTCAAGCTTGATGTCAAAACCATGGCGCAAAATGTTGTCAATGAATGACTGCAATGCTGGTGCATCACTTAACATTTGAGTAGTCGTTTTTAACCAGTGAGCAATTACAACTGCTTTGGCATCTTTATCTTCAAATGTAATTCCAGATTCTGGCTTGTTTGCACCTTCTGCAACTACTGCTGCATTATTGGTGAATTCTTTCATTTGAACATATTCAATGAGATTCCCGCTCATGCTGCCACCCGCCAAAATATCGCGGATTGTAAGACGCATTTGATTTGGTAATTGCAGGCCAAGATTGGTAGCTGGAATGATTTTTCCAACTTCAGTTGTACCAATTGTGTTTTTTAACTCAACACGTTGAATACCACGATACTGCGACTCAGCAGCATTTTTGTATTCTGTAGTTTCAACAAACTCACCACCCATGGTTTGCTTTTTGGTTTCAACTTCACCATTACCACGGCGTGCAGCTTTCTGCTCCAGTTCTGTCAGTTTGTTTTTAACTTCATTTAACGTAGTTAAAGCTTCGTCCGCTTTATCTTTGGCGCTTTGTGAGATTTCTTCACTTTTTGCTTGTTTGCCTTTGAACTCTTCGGCGATTTCTTTAACTGTATCAACGTGTTTTTGGAACTCTTGAGCGAGTTGTTCTAAAGTTTTTTCAGTCATTACTGATTCCTCGTAAAATATTTAAGGCATTTGAAATTGATTTCGCTTTTTCGTTTTCACCCTCTGACTCGCTCAAAAGATGACGCAAACCCTTACTAGCGATGACAGTGGCTTGCGTTTTTGAAAATCCTGACTCTCTCAGGAACTTTTCAAATTCTGGTAGGGATGGCAGCTCGCCATCTTGTAATTTGGATTTGACTGAACTGATTAGGGTTTCTGGATTGGAAGGAAAGGCAACAATTGAACCCTCCACCAACTCCAGTTCCAGCAGTTCGCGGATTAGTGAGTCTGGATCGCGTCTATAAGACTTGGTGATATAGCCAATGGACATGCCATCAATCGCGCCAACCTTCATGAGCGCATAAGTAGCTTTAGCTCGCGGCACATCGTCAATTAAGAGACGACCTTCTACGTACAACCCTTTTTCGTCTTCACGCATTTCGGTGAAAATTCCAATTGGTTCAGATGGGTTGTGGTCCCAAAAGATTGCTGGGTACTTGCCTTTTTCTTTCCACTCTTGAAGGGTTTTGGCAAAAGCCCCCTTGCGGATGATGTCGCCATGTGAATCTAGGTTGTCAAAAGCAGCCAAGTAGCCAGAAAAAAAGCCACCCTCTTGGGTGGCTTTGATTTCTAAAGTTAGTTTAAGTCTATCCACTGGATTTCCCCTGATCTTTCAATCCGACCATTTGCATTTGAACCATTAACTCATCGCCACCCGGTAAAGGCGCCAAATCTTCTAAATCCCGCACTTCATTACGGGTCATGACACCGTTTTGAATCATGTTTGTGTAGAACCCTGAGCGAGTAGCGCTATCGGCCCGCAATAAGCCTTCAACGGCAAATTTTGGTCTGTATTTGTATTTTTCACTTGGTAAAAACAATCTCTTTGTGATTGTCTGCTCATATCGAACTAATTGCGGATTAAGTGAATAGGTCAAAAAACCCCTATTAGTCTGTTCAAGACTTGAAGCCCATGAACTTGCTTTGTTTGTATGACCAATTAACTGAGGTGGAACACCAAAAGCACGACATATTTCTTCAATTCCGAAATACCGAGATTCAAGTAACTGAGCATCAACTGGGTTGATTCGAATGCTATTTGAGCCAGAAAGTTTCATTCCAGCCTCAAGCACCATGTACTTGCCTGCATTCTCCGGCTTACTAAATTCGCTTAAGTGATTTCTTAGCCGTTCACGTTGCTCTTTAGTTAAGGTTTGCTCTCCAGTCTCCAAAAAACCGCCAACCTTTAAGCCATTTTTAAACCAGTCCTGTGCTTGATTATTTGCATCAAACTGCATGCCTATGGTTTGAGCAAAAAATTGAATAGCAGATAAACCGACGAGTCCATCAAGAGTAAAACCCTTAAAATGCAAAATTTGGTCTTCTGAATAAATCGTTTCAATACCTTTTTCAGTGTAATGAAAGTCAATCGCTCCCAAATCATTACGCTTTACAACCATACCACTCGGGAAAAGTGGCTCAAGAGCAATTACTTTTCCGCTTGAGTCTTTTGTAATAAGGTTGTATGCATTTCCCCATAGGTCAACACAAGCAACTTGCACTTGCCAAAACTCACTTGCACACATATCGGCATTGGGTGAATCATGCAAAAGACGATAAAGGTAATGATCAGTAGCAAGACGTTTATTGTTGTCATATAGCTGCAAAGGTAGAGTTGAAATAGTTTCAGCTCTTAATTTTACACAAGCCCAAACTGCTGAAAGTTTTAAAGCTGTTTCGGGTGTGACAACTGATCCACCGGGTGATAAATAACTATCAAATGGATAAGACGAATCGCCTTTTTTTAATTGTGTATTTCCAGTCAATCGTGACCAGAAGCGGGACCAAAACCCCGGCTCTTGTGTGGTACTCATGCTATCACGACATCCTCTAAGTATTCGTCAATGTCTAAATTCTTGGCAATCGGGTTCATAGTCATTAGAGCCACGGCATTAAATGTTGCAATCAAAGGGTCAATTTTCCCAACCCCTGATTCTTGCTTGGTGATTCGCATCCCATTACCAATCATCACAACTCGCGCATTGCCAGCACACCAAGTCATAAGTTGCTGCCCAGCATGCCAAAGATTGCCCTCCGCCAGTTTCCGTTCAGCAGTCATGATGTACCCCATCAACCTATGACCTTGCGGTACACCAACAAGTTGCTCTTGTGGAATACCTACACCCAATAAGCCATCCAAAAGACCACCCAGACCTTGCGGATCCAGTCCAATCTTGTCAAGCTTGCCACTGTCATAAACTTGCTTTGCAATCAGTGCCAATTGGTCGATATCTTCGCCAACTTTCTCAACTACAGTCAGACTTCCCTCTTTTTCAAAGTCTTGGTACTTTGGGATGTTTTCTTTTCGGCGCTCCAAAGCAACTTTATTTGCCCATGCATGATTCCAAAGCCACCAGGCGCGGGGATCTTTTTTAAGACGCCCTAAAACCGCGAATCCAAGCAAATCATCTAACCCACCGCCATCGATACCAATCGTAATGACATCTGACTGTTCAATTAGTTGGTCTAAGCCGAAAACATGTTTTTGTTGATTCCAGAACTCTGCACCAGCCCATCGATTTGCACGTAAATTCATGCCAATTTCGATGTTTAAATGTTTGGCCAAGAAGTCTCTAAGAGATTCTTCACCAGCATCTTTAACTTTGTTAAATTCCGAAATCAGATATTCATGATCAACCGAAGCGCCTAAGTTTGGATTGGTTATATAGAAGTTTTCTGGTTTTAAATGTTCGCCAGCTTCCACTAGATGCTTAGGGAATTCATAAATAAGCGGCAGAAAGCTTTTATCCTCTTTAATGCCGTCACGCACATCACGGGCATAATCCAAAAGCTGCTTGAATACACCGCATGGCACTTCATCCGACATAGTTGACAGATAAATTACACAACCTTCTGGTCGTGAAGTCAGACCACCTTTTGCTTCACGAAACATTGATTCCGCATTCGCACGCTTACCAAAGAGCCAAACCTCATCAATCAAAATGATCGAGGCCTTTTTACCTGCTGCGGCGTTAGATTCTGCTGCAATAACCTTAAGTGTTGCCCCAGTACCTAGATGCGTAACTGTCTTTGTGTGCTCAGACACATTGAATCGTTCACTTAGTTCCTCATCGGCGCGAATGAAATCTCGGATTGGATTAAAGGAGTTATCAGCAACTTCTTTGGTTGGAGCTAAGATAATCAGTTCGGCAGACTGTCTATCATTAAGAATTAATGCAGTAAGCATGATGCCGGCGGCAATTGTAGACTTTGTATTCTTCTTTGAAATAAGAAGAAAGAACTCACGTATTAATCTACGCTTAGTGCTTGGATCATATGCGCCAAAGATTGCACGAACAAACTCGATTACCCATTCCAATGTGACATCGCCCATCTTAGGGCTACCCATCACATCAACAAGAATTAACTCTTTAAAGATACGCTCCGCTACGTCAGCCACTTTGGGAAATAATGGCTTACACGGCATTAACGATTGTTTAGAAACAATACGAGTCGCCCAGTCTGGGCAAGCTGTAGTCCAGATAGGTGACATTGAAGACATAATTTAGCTCATCAATTGATTATCTAAAGTTGCAAACTTTCCTGATTTACTACCTTCTCTTGCAGTTTCTGCTTTGGTTTCTTTCTTGCCCTTTTCTGCAACCTTGCCGTGCTTGTATGGCAATGCTGCAATTGCTGCCTGCATTCTTAGTGGCAGCTTGTTGCCATTGAAGTTCATGACCTTAATTAAAAAATCTAAAGGGTCATCACCTTCAAATTGAAATTCCTCAATAGGGTTTTCATCTTCACCACTATTTTCGGGTGTATCTTTAGGTTTAACTTTTGGTGAATCAGATGTTAAAGAGCGCCCTTCTTTTTGGGCCTTTAACATTTCAATATAGACAATAATTTCAGGATCTTTTGCTAACCTAGCACCTGCGGCGGATGCAGTTTTTTCCGCGTAACCTGCTGAAATTGCTGCTTCTTTATTTGTCTTGCCGTCAACAATGGCAAGAGCAAATTTTTCCATTTTCTCTGTTAATGCCATTGCTCTACCTTTAACTTGATTTTAACTTTTTGCTTTAACTTTTTCTGAAAGGGAATTTTTTTTATAAATGAGATGGGGGGCGGTGTCCAACGGCGAAGGGCTTAGAACTTTTGACCTCCCCCCTTGCCTGCTGGATTTTTTGTGCATCATTCTAGTGCATCCTGAATATATTTAATGAAGCTTACAACCCGCTTCTATCTCTTCGGGTTCTGCATACCGCACCTTGCTTAAATCTGCATAGTCACCCGATGTAAAATAAACCTTCTCGCACTCTACCTTCTCAACTGTCATAAGGTCGGTCCAAGCACCTAACAAGGCAACCACATCACCTTTAGCAAAATCATTAGTAATCATTTAGCAATCCTCATCCAAATACTTTTGAACAAGCTCATCAATTGTTTCAGCACGTTCAATTAAAGCTTGCTTGGTATCTGCTGGGATACGTGGGTCAAACTGCATACCACGCATGAAGTTAGCAACTGATCCTAGCTGCTCTAACAATTCATCATTATTCATTGCTGGCTTTCCTCTCGCGCTTTACTGATTAATACCTGTCGCATCATCTGTAGGTAAATTAGAGTCACCAATCTGTGAATACTTTTTCTTTTCTTCACTGAGGCGGTCTAAAAAGAATTGCTTAATAGAATTAAAAGTGCTTTCCAGAATTAGTTCAGAATCACCATTAAAGATGAGCGCAAACTTATTCCCTATGCGTCTAAGTAAAAAAGGTACGCCGTTTGCTGACATGTCAAAAAATTCTTTATCGTCATCATAACAACCATCACCAACAATTATTGGCTTCTGTTCTTCCCACGTATCGAGAAAACTTGCAAACGCTTGAGCTACTTTGCCAGTCTCATTTTCACGCCAATCAATATTCATAATCTGCTTTCCTGTTGGGTTTTCTTTTTGTGGCATGGAACACAAAGAGACTGGAGGTTTGATTCATCATCCGTTCCACCTCTTGCCACATTAACAATATGGTCAAGCTCTAAGTCTTTAGTAACAGTGCCACAACATTGACAGGTCCACTCATCACGTAAATGGATCTTAGCCTTAAGACGGCGCCATGGACGACCACCACGTCCAGAACCCCAGTTGTTTTGCTTAGCGTTATTCTGTGTTTGTGCGGGTGCCTGTAGGGTTTGCAACTTGTTCTTGAACGTTTGCAGTTTCATTTAAGGTTACTCGCGCATCCACCCCATTGCTAAAATCAATTGAGATGTAATTAATATTTAAACCTGAATTTTGAAAACCCTGTATGAGCTCCACCAATTCAAGCTCCATTTCTTTGCGCTTAACTTCAGGTGACTTACCGTATTCCTGTAAAGATGAGGCAACATTGTTAATTGATTGCTGGGCAGATTCGCCTATTGAAATTAGCGGATTAACATTATTCACTGTCATCACCATTAGTTAACTGTTGTGGCAATAATTCATTTGTCATTCTGGCAGTAGTGGTATGTCTACCAACCGCAACTCCAACTGGAGAATTGATTGTTGAATGACAAGGGGTATTTTTAAGGAACTCCGTTAGAGTATCGTTCATAGGCGGCTTTAAAACTCGTTCACTTTTAAGATCTGATTGAGAGTGAATAACACCATGAATATCTTTAACCTTCTCGGTTACTGGTGGTATTGATACTGACGCATTGAATGATTGTGCTACCTGTTTAGAGCTTTCTTTTAAAAAGTCTGTCAGTGAATCATTTTGCTTTGGCTGAAGTACAGTCTCACCAGCAGATAACAACCATGTACCTTCCTTAGGAACATAGTCCACGCCATCAGTCCAAACACCCGTCTTTGGCGAACCATATTCATGCTCAAGAAATGCTTTCTCATCTTGGAGTTTTTGCATTGCTTCCTGTATTTCATATAAACGGTTAAAAGCATCATTGCGCTTAGTCACCTTTAGATCACTCAACAATGCATCAATCTGCTCTTGATTGGTTGGATGCACCTCAATGATTGCCTTCCACGGTTGTCCCGGCTCGGCCACTAAAGTTATTTTGTTTACATGTTGGAGATATTCACCATTATCAAGTAAAACTTTTGTTCCATCGCACGATCTGGCGCTTCCTTTGCCCTCTGGTGGGATAATGCTTGCTACTCTAGGCATCGTTATTAATCCTCATCAAACCAAGATTTGCCAAGTCTTCATCACTAAGCTGCTCAAGGGTTACTGATTTATCTATAGCCGCAATGCTTAAACCAGATTGTTTAGCGATTGCACTTAATTGTTTGCGAAAACATTCTTGTTGATTTGATGAAACAAAACTTCTTGAATCATATTTAACGATCAAATATTTCGTTTCGGGTTTGATTTGCTCTATATCGAAATTCATAACATCACCCATCTAGTGATCCTGACCGTTGTGCTGGTTCACTATCTTCAAGCATTAATAGAACTTCGGATAACTGAGCAGATTGTTCTGCATTGATTTGGACGATCAAGCTATTCTGTTCAATCAGCTTATTGTTTTGCTCTATCAGCTTAAGCACTACATCTTGCAAATTTGAATCATTGCTCATTTTGATAACACCACTTAAGGTCATCCGGGATAATCAACATCACGCCCAAGTCTCTATGTGCATAGATGTTGATCTTATCCAGATATTTGGTGAATTCTTTAATGGTGGCCTTCTTGCTTTGCAGGTGGTCTTTAATGAAGGTATTGACCAAAACTTGGTAATCCTTTTCAAGTTGACGGCGCTTAGGTCCATCGAATGCTTGAATAACATCTTTAAAGTTCTGCAAAGCCATGTACTTTTCTGCAGTCTCTTGCCGACCCTCAACATAGATCCGGGCAAGAAACTTTTTCTTAAAAAGTAAATGAAGATCATCCTTTGAGTTACCGGTCTTTTGCTTGATCTGCTCAAGCCAAGCCCAATAAAGCCGGTTTTGTGCGGCGCTCCTGTCGTCTTCCTTCTGATTAATTCTAACGACAAAAGGTTTACCTTCTGCGGCTGCTTTGGAGTGGTTATTGTTCAGATAGTTAATTACCTGAACAATTCCTGAATAACTATTGATTGGGAATGTTGCTGGTTCCATATTCCCCTCCAAAATTAATTCCCTCGAATTCGATGGAATTAATTCACTTTCAGATCAACATCAGGAACTATTGATTGTGGTTTAAAAGCTACCTTGTAGTGGTACGCACTAACACCTTTACTTGTTAGTTGTTCAGAAAAATAAGTTACATTGTCAGATATACCCAATGAATGCTTTTTAAATTCAGAATCACCTGTCTTACAAGTTACATCCACTTTCTTTTCACTTACTGCATCAAAAGAGCACTTGCCTTCGATTGTAAGGATGTAGTCACCAGTGATCCCATTATAAAAAACAATTCTACGATCCAACTCAAAGTTGTCAGCTGCATAAGAAAGATTCTTAGAAGCTACTTGAGCATCACGAGAACAACCAACCATTGCCATGGTACACATCAAGCCAATAGCCAAGAATTTCGTTTTCATTTCTCGCTTCCTTTTTCTAGGCACAAAAAAGAGCCTTTTGGCTCAGGACTAAACCCAATTAAACGCACCGCTTTTAATGGGTTTGTTTGGGTTATTTATAATTCAAAATAATTCTTTATCTGACTCAAGCATCGCGTTGGTTCGCTTAAGCCATTTATTAAATAGCTCTTCGCTTTCCTGTCTGTCTCCCAGTTGGTAGGTATCAAATAAATGATGGCAGGAAAAACACAATGAAACTGTTTTTGAGTCGCAAGCCTTAATAGATCTGCCCTTGCCGTCTTTACTAGAATTAGAATGCGCGGCTTGGCTTGGCGCTGGTGCACCACATCTCATACATGGCAGCTTGCGTACTTGGGCTAATCGTTTGGAGTCACGCATTTAACATGGACCGTAAATTATTAATCTTGTTTTTCAATCGCATTATGATGCGGTCTATAACAAGCATTTCTTCGAGACTCAATCCAGTGCGTGACAAATTCTGATAGCGGCTTAGCTCTTCTGAGTATTTATCAAGATTCTTTTTCGCTTCAACAATATCTGTCATATATCCCCCGAAAAAATAAAAGCCCCGCCAATAACTAGCATTTGGCAGGGCTTCATGCGCCGTAATCCGTTCGGCAAAATTGAGAGGTACCCCAACAAAGCACCTCTCGCGAGATAAGATTTTTATTATTCCAAAAACGCAAAAAGCCCATCAACTCAATGACAGGCTTATAATTTGGCACTCCCGGTTTCCCGGAAGATTAACGAGTTACGTTTTCTCGCTGAACGTAAGTTATTAACTTAGATGAAATGAACGACTAGGAATGCCCGATCCGCTATACAGCTTAATTCACTTCTCAAAGTTAAAAGTCCACATTAATATATGGACTTTAATCTAGTTTCGCCTTCTTGCTTATGATGCAAGGGTTACTTACTAATTTAGTTGCACCTTACTTACACTTCGCACAACTTTAACACAAAAATACCACTAGCCCTGATCAGGGTCAAGTGCTCAAGCAAAATTATTTGCATATTTCTCAATAATTTTTTGTTCATGTGGTTTCGTAAATAACACGGCGAATTGAACTAGGTTTTCAGGGGTAAATAAGCGATTGGCCCTTTTAATGAAATCCTCCAACTCCCTTAAATTCTGGTCATGCTGTCTAAGCTTTTTTGCTAATGCCTTAATAGCTACCCCGTCCATCTGGTTAGGATTTTTGATTTCCCTATACAGCCGATCAAAGTAGTCCTTTAACTTTTCAGCATTATGCCAATTGGCGATAACATCATATTCAGCAATATTTGCGACTAAAACCCGCTTGATGTCTGAGATGTTTTTTCTACCACTTAGGATTTCAGCATTGATTTCTTCTTCTGTTTTGAAGTCATCAATAAAAATAGATCCGTTGCTTGTTACCTCTTGTCCAATTCTCCTTCGCATCCAGTAATCAAATGCATCTTCTTTAAAGCTCTTTACTGCCATCTTTATTTGCAAGAATGTCATTTTGCCCGACTGGTTCAAAATTCTTTCTAGGCTTTCCTTTAACTGTGGCAGCTTTTCAAACATTGCCTTAATTTGCAGATATTGATTAGCGTTATCTCTCAAATGTTTAAACTGTTTAGCTTTTTCATCAAAACTCACACCAAAGTGTTTTTTCCCGCACTTATGGCCAATGATAATTTCATTGCCATCATGCAGTGCTGCGATATAACCTTTTTGGTGCTTCTTCCCACAACTAGAAATTCCACAACTAACAAAATCCCTTAACACATAAAAACCAACTAAATCAGAGATAGTGTTTTGAACATCCTCACCCCTAGCAATCGTCACTTTTTCAACAAAATTAGGTCTAGATGTGATTTCTTCAAAATTTGTTATTAAATTAAAATGTTGCGGATTTTCTATCATTCTTGCTCACCGTTGTTTAATCTTCATACAATTATCTGAATTACCAATAAATATCAATAGTTAGATCATACTGAACCATTTTTATATCTAATAAACTGGTAGCGATTGTGCAGAGCTGCTAAGCCACAACGAACATCGTATTTTGCATCCATAGCCGTTCGCTCTGGAGTTACTAACTGAGTCCATGATTTTTGATTGAAATAACGCTCAATAATTGCATCCATCCAATCAAGCATAGCCTCAGAAGTGCAGCCGTCTAAAATATCAATGATCAAGCGCTGAACGGCCCTAGCTTCATCGTCTGTAATTAGACAGACATTATGTTTTTTAGATTGCTTCTCGATAAAATTTTCATCACAAAGATAATAAGCAACAATCTTTTCCCTATCCCCTCTCTTAAGTCTGAGCTTTGCTTTTTTAATTGCTCCAACTAGCGGATTTTCAGTAGATCCACCAAAGCGAATCACTGCCCCTTGCCAATAACCAAATTGGCGTAACCATTCAGGCAAATCATATTTAGACCAGTCAACACCTTGCATGATATGTAATTTTGAATTCACGCTTCATTCTCCTTAAGCACATCTGTTCTTTCACGCGCTAGATAAAGATCAACTTCTTCAAGTAAGGTTTCATAGCGTCTTTTCGCTTCACTACCCAAAACAGAGGCCTCCTTCTGAATTTCCCACGCTTTGTTGTATTCCTTTTTACTGTGCACAGGCTCATCAGGGTCGTCTACAAAACAATTCCGAAAATCTTCAAAGCGATTGATCGACTCTCTATGAACCTGAATCCAATGAATAAACATCATCCCGATTTTGGCTAATTCTTCATTTTTCATTGAACTTCCCCCTTGAGCGCTTGCTCTCCAATCAATTTATACTTGTTTGCGCCACATCCAAAGCAATGTAGAAGTGCATAACCATCTTTATCAGAAACTATTGCCTG